TATACTACGGATGGTTCCGGAGTTGTGGATGAGTTTTACGTCATCCCAAGACTGGACATAACACTTTTTAGGAAAATTCAGACACAACAAAACCAGTGTCATATTTCTCCTTAAAAAGTGTAAGTCGATCATCATACGTGCGATCTAGTTCTTCACACATATGGGTAATACCAGCGCGCCTGGCCACGTTAGTCATTTGCGCCCGACGCTTTTCATACATACTACGACCATACTGCCACCATTCGCGCAATGCACCATCGATATTACCAGCCGATTGATCTAGTGCTGAAACCGCTTTAGACTTTAGAATAGTGTGCAAGGATTTAAAAATAGAGCTCTCATCCAAAACTCCATGTATATATCCAGTATCCTCATTGAGGAAATTATGTCGCTTAAGAAAATCAGCATCACTATCATTCATGTACGGAGTGGGTATTGATTCCTTATCAGGCATGGTGAAAACCATACCACGGTGTTTTAAAAAATCTGCATAGGAAATATGATTAAACCAATCACACCCTTCACGCACAGACCCTTTAACGTCATCGCCATAAGTCATTATGGCACAATTATGTCGAAATGGTTCAGGATTACCCTCATCAGCAGGGTACAAGTGGTAATACGCACATCGAAGCAAAAGCGAATTCACAATACAATTTACATAAACGGTTAAATTTTGACCCGAAGGGTTGGATCCCCTGTGGATCAATATATCACCGTTATAAGCAACGCAGGAAAACGCAATCTCTGTGCAAATACCACGCATAACCATAATGTCGTCAGAAGTGTACTGGCCACATTCCTTGCCAATCTGAATAAGAACTTTAAAGGCAGCAATAATCAAAGATGCAGGCATCCTCAAATCATATTTACTGTAATCACCAGCAAGAATCCGGTCAGACCCAAATTTGCGCATATGTTTTGCTAGTAGGTCCCATTCAGGCCCCATGGCATTAACGCCAACTGCACACTCAGAATCTATAGGAAACAATGATAATATACGTGCAATTGGCAAAAAATACATCCTTACTAGCATCTGAAAGGCCCAATCTGCGGCCTGGAAAACCCGGACCTTAGTTTTCCCAATCTTAGTGGGTTCATCCTTGACACATGCCTTGAAAATAGTATAACACCTCTTACCTCCAAGGAAAGCAGTAATCATCGTATTCATTTCATCAATGATGGCCTTATCACATTCAGCAGGACAAGCAAACTCGGGATAATCCTCAGGATTCAAGAGTATAATCATATCACTCTTCGGCCCTGAAAGTGGAAATCCTTTGGAAGTAGAACGAGACATGGCGTCGATAAAACGAGCACCATCCCTTCCACACAAAGCTTCCATATCCGTGAGAGGTTTCAACTCTGCACGGGCCATGTCACCAAATTCCTTCGCTTGGAAAACTTCAATAATATGTGCCTGGTAGTCAATTACTGCCTTATCCAACAATGAAGGTTCCACACCCGCACTAGCATTAGCAGAATGAGCCAGGGAAGCCTGCCACATCAATTTATTATTGAATTGAGGGGGTCCATGCTTTCTTTCGACACCAGTCACTTCTGTGACAGCATCAGAAATAGGAGTAATAACAACATCACTCTTGGTATGAGACGCACGTTGGCTAGTTTGACCAAGATATTCAATATCACTGCCCTCAGGCAAATAATTGATGGGAGAGTTGACATGAATATCTGTCGAAGTAATAACTTGTTTCTCATATCGAGTGGTGGGGAAAGTACCATTAACATGGGTAGGGAAACTACTAACACATTCTTCAGTCTTGGCAATAGCATCTAAGATTTCCTGTCTGGTAACAGTGAGAGCCTTGCCACTGGGAGTACCAGAAATGCCTCTCAGGTGAATGCCAGCAATGGTGCATTTGGCAAAACACCCAACCAGAACAGCTCCACACAGTCCAGTAAAAGTATTGTAGGCACAATGATAATGGTAACCTGCTCCTCCAGCTTCTGAATTCTTGATATAATTGGCACGCACAACATCATTCATAATAGAGCCATCTTCCCGACGATACAACATACGGGCATTTCCTGATACAGTCAATAGATCAGGAAATAAATGAGTGATGTCGGCACGCACACCTCCAGAAGGGATATTTACAATACATAAATCCTTTCCAGGAATTGGCACCATGTTAGTGACACCAACCACACCTCTGAAGGTTCCGCCAATTTTAGAAGGTTCATATCGCGTAAATAGACCTTTCATATCCTTGCGATTTTCAAAAATGTGCAATGGAAAGAGATAGCTAATTCCTCCAAGAGCCAAAACATCACAGGACTGCTGAAATCCATTTTCTACCAACTTCACATGAAATAGATTCTTGGAAATTTTGGCAGTGACTTGATCAACGGTCATTGTATCATTCCTATGGTTAATATGCAATTCTGAAACAACAGGAACAGCCCAGGGATTAACCTCAGCATTCCGCTTGTCTACCTCAGCAACTGTTTCCGGTGCTAAAGCAGTTTGATGCTCATGCATAATCTTCATAGAAGATACGATTTTGTAAATAACCTTGGCGACAACACAGAAGGAAAAGAACTGCACTGCCTTACTTTGACGCAAAGAAGCAAATAAATCATCGGTAATGTCCCTTCGAGATGCCAGTTGTTCACACATATCATTCTTCCACTTTGCTAATGCTGTATAATAAACAAACATACTGACAAAGAGTGTGAACAACACCAATCCAGCAGAAAAAGTACCTGAAAGGAAACCGCACAAAAACATCATAAAAGCGAATGACATCATACTGCGTCGAGTATTTCTCTCCAAGGCAATAAATTCTGAAGCATATACGCACATATACACACGCTGAACCCAAATATTATTTACAATGAAGGTAGGAACCCGCACTGCAATAGCACTGGAGAAACGTGGCATACGTTCAAATTGGGCCTTAATTGAATCAAAAGACAAATCTCGTAATGATTGCTGTTCAAAAATCTCATTAAGATTCTCTCGATCATACAAATCCCATGATAAATTTGAATGGTCAAAAATCTCAGTAGATTCATCAATTTCCTCAATAGTAGTTTCACCTTCACTCTCTACTGGGGGAACCTCAGATTGTGGTTCAGTTGGGCATTTACACCTGCGAGCAGGACGTTTGCATGACGGGCAATACTCTCGGGAAACAACAAGACTTTCAGCCTTAGCAATAAGTTTCCTTTGATTATCAAAATGCTCTTCACACATATTACATGCATATTCAAGAAGATCATGAATGTTCATGTGAGTATCCTTCATGCCACCATCTATAGGACCAAGCATCAACTGTTTTTTCTTACCATCTGGTACATAAACTGTCAAGTCCCAAACATCAGTCTCAAAAGTCTCGTCCGGAAAAGCTGCATTAGCTTTTTTGGAATCAAGACGTCCATCCGGCATAGCGAATTCTGGCTTAACCTTAACCAAAATATGAATATCACCACGTCGAACAATGGACATAGGCTTAATTGAACAACGGCGAGCATGATCTGCAAGTGGAGCATTACTAGTAACAATAAAGATATGAGGACGAATCTCAATCTTCCCTTTTTCATGCAAATCAGCCTTGTTGGCATAAGTAACCATATTGTTATTGATATCAATCATCCTCTCACAAGGTGAACGATCCAATAGTTCAATCTTGGTATTTCCCATGTCATCCAAATAAATGCCTTGAGTGTCACCCTTCAAAGTGGAATCAAATTTGTCAGATTCCTTAAGAACTGCCGTATTACGGGTATCAGGATCAGCTCCTGAGGCAACAAGACAGTCACTCATCAATAATTGGGCGACCGTAGATTTGCCAACTCCAGATTCTCCCCACACATATAAAGTAAGGGGGGCATATCTAAGCGATCCATCAATGCGCCGAGCACTATACTCAGCACGTTGTGTTCTCATATTAACCAACCGCCTCTCCAAAACAGAAGCTTGCCAAGTTCCCTTGGCAAATTTATATGCGGACTCAGCCATCTCCACAGCTTGATCTAACATAGCTGTATATTGGAGATCTGTAATGACTTGCTTCTCACCCTTGTACATGACTGGATTTGCTGCCAAATTGAAAATCAAAGCATGTTGATGTAATTCCAAACACGCGAAGTACAAATCATCAAATTCGGCACCAGCATCTGTGGTAAAAAGGAGTGGCTTTAAAGATCGTTGACGAAAACACTCATAACCACCTTCGATGAAGGAGATAACAGTATCCAAAATTGCTCCAAAAAAATCAAAAGCACTCGCATGCTTCCGAAGACTTCCAACACGAAACAGTTCAATACCTTTAACACTCCATGATAAATTGGTTACACTACATAAACCAATTGAAGCAGCAACAGAGATAAGATTAGATATTTTTTCAAAAATTGGAGCACAACGAATGGTATCCCAATTTTCCCTTAGTTTAGGAAGGTAGGACAACCAGTCTTGACTATCAACATCTCCAGATTGGGGATGGAAGATGTTGTAGCCAAAAGTTTGTTTCAAAAACTCCACTGTGGGAGCGTGTACCAACAACGCTTCAATAATAGAACCTTTATACATAGTTTTGAGGGCCAAAGCGAGTTGGACTGCAACTTCAATCTTAGAGTTGCATTTGGGGATAGAAAAAGACAAAAGACCTAAATTTTCAAGGACATTGGTCAGGTCAGACATATGTGCATTAATATGGGTGTCTAGTACCATGTTTTTAGCTTGATCAATGATCCCTGAAGGATATAAGGTTTCGAGAAGAGATTGTTTTACATATTTGGATTTTTGGTTCTTCTTCGATCCATTTTGCTTCTTAGGATTAGTTTTTCCTTGAAAGCGTTGAAAATTTTTCTTAGCTTCCTTCTTGCTTGAAGCTTGATTTTTAGCAAATCGATTGCAATTATCTTGCTTAGAAGGAAAATAAGTAGGGGCTTGCGCCATAAAATCGGAACCCTGTTTGGCTTGGGGAGCCTCCACGTTATCCTGGATAGTCTGAACGGGAACAGTGTTGAATTGAGACAAACTATTGTTTGAATGTACAACAGGAATGGCCTTACCGCTGGCCGAAGCGGTGCCGCTAACAAAGTTAGGGGTCTTCATTTCGTGACATTGGTCACTGGAACGAGGAAAATTACTTCCCCCTCCCGTACTTCCGTTAGGAGAGTACATTTTGGGGTGGTTTAATAGGTGCACAATCCAACCTATTTTGGATAACCGATACTCTCGGATATTGCCTTAATTCTTTTTGCGAAGAAAGGGTTTTATGGCTATTAATTATAGCTTAGTTCATGTGGACATATTTATGTGCTTCCACGTGATCAGTAATCAGCACAGTTGTAAGGTTTTATCTCAATAAAGAGAAAGGTAAACACTCCCGGTCCAGGGAGTGTAATAAATTAATGGACAAATACAACAAAGTACAAAGCCTAGTACTCATTATATTCAATTTATACCTAATAAACTAGTCTTGCTTTAAGCATAGACAGTGCGACTATAAATCTGCATGGTTAGCAGATAACACTGAATAGATGAAAAGCTGGGTCAGATCACAAACTCACCAGTATTAACTATTAAACTAAACGAGTCATTAATGGGACTCTCAATAGTGATGTAACATAAACTCAAGACAATTGTATAACTCAGACGGGAATAAAACCCGCATGAGTCATCGACGACTGAATTGAGTTTTGTTATCATTCCTAAAAAGAGTCCAAGAGGACTCGAGTAATTAAATGTTACTAC